ACAGATACATTATCTAACTATTGGGATGTAGACGAAGATTTATTAATAAGTCCTAAGTATAATGATATACAAGGTGTCGAAAGAATAGGATATCTTGATACACATATCTCAGAAACAAGTATAGATATGTTATGGGCAACAACTGTAATGTTTACAAAAAATGAAACTACTAAAATATTTTTTGACTTAGTTGCACATGTAAAAGAAAAATATAAAATGTACAGCGATATCTATAGATTTAATCCAATTGTTTTTAGAAACGATATTGCATTTAGTATTGCAAAACACATAATGAATGGCTATCAAAATATAGACGAACCTAACTTACCTGATATTTTTTCAACAGCAGACAAAGATATTTTAGTTGATGTTTCTAACGAAAGATTAAAATTTTTAATTGCACAAATTAACAGTGACAATTATGTCGCTACTAGTGTGTGCAATAAAGATGTGCATGTAATGAATAAGTTTAGCATTATGAGAAACTATGATAACCTTATGGAGTTGGCACAATGACGTTTGGATATTTAATTATTGTTAATGATACTGATACATCTAACTATACTAAATTAGCATATACCCTTGCATTAAGTATCAAGAACACACAGAAAGAAGGTTTTGATAAAGTAGCATTAGTTATAAATGATAAAACAAAAGTAGAAAGTTATACTTCAACTTGGGTATTTGATGAAATAATAGAATGGGATGGTGCTGTACACTGGGACGGCAGATCTTATATGGACGAACTTACACCATGGGATGCTACTATTTGTTTAGATGCAGACATGTTGTTCTTAAGAGATTACAGTCATTGGGCAGAATACTTTATTAAGAATAGTGAATTATATATTGCAAATAAAGCATATACATATAGAAGTGATATAGTTACTAATGATTATTATAGAAAATGCTTTACAGCAAATGAATTACCTAACTTATATTCTTTTTATACATTCTTTGTAAAAAACAGTTCAGTAGCAAAAGAGTTTTTTAATCTACAAAGACAAATTATTAAAAACCCTGAACTTTATGCTAATAATTTTTTAGGAAAACACAAACCAAATATTGTAGGTACAGATGAAGCGTTTGCACTTGCATCAAAAATATTAGATATCACTGATGAGATTGCGTATCCTTTAGAATTTCCTAGAGTAGTACACATGAAGGGAATGGTACAGAATTGGCCATACGGTGCAGATGATTGCTACGATCATATAGGATTTTATTTAAACAAACAAGGAAAATTAAAACTTGGTAATTTTGAACAAACTGATATAGTTCATTATGTTAACAAGGAAACAGTCACGCTGGAAACAGTAAACATATTGGAGGAAATAGCATGGCAGAAAAACAAATAGAAATTCCTGATTTCGACGAATGGATTGCAAACTACAAGCATAAGCCTGTGGCATATAATGCAGCATTTGATGTTGAAACAGGCCGTGTGTTATCTGTAGGTCCAGATCATACTGTAAACGAAAAAGAGTTTGAAAATGTTATACCTCTTGAAGCAGATATTGCTGAAAAAATTATATCTAGCGAAATTAGTATGAGTAAATGTTTTATCGATCCTGACCAAGGCGAATTAGAAATTGTTGAAAGAAGAGATTTGTATAAAATAGATGATGTACTACATAGAATCATTGTTAGAAAATATTCAGAGATTAAAAAACCAGACATTTATTTAGAACACAATGCTAAAACAAATATATTGTCTGTAGAACTTAGTGAAGAATATGGCGGAACATACAAACAACAAAAAGGAATTGATGTTGTAAAAAGAAAAATGTTCTGGAATGGCGAAACACAACTTGATTTTACAATTACAGATTATAATGATCCTAATATTGTAACTGATAATTTTAGTATAACAATTAATGATCTGATTGGTAACAAAGTTGAACTTAAAGAACTTAATATAAACAGGTTCTTTAGCGTATATACAAGACGCTTATTTAAAAACTATATGATTGAGGAAAGATGAAACGGGTAATTGAGTTTGATGTATTCTTTTTGAGTTATGATGAACCTAATGCAGATCTTCATTATGCAGATCTATGTAATAAAGTTCCATGGGCAAAACGTATACACGGTGTAAAGGGTAGCGATCATGCACACAAAGCAGCAGCAGAGCAATCAGAAACTGATTGGGTATTAACTGTAGATGCTGACAATATTGTGTATCCACAATTTTTTGATATTGAAATAGATATGGACAATCCGGATATACAAGCATACAGTTGGTGCGGTAGGAATAACGTAAATGGTTTAAGATACGGCAACGGTGGATTAAAACTGTGGAATGTTGATCATGTTAAAAATATGAAAACTCACGAGAACGCTGATAGTGATAGAGCTCAGGTAGATTTCTGTTGGGAAACAGGATACAGAAACTTTCCAAAGACTTTCAGCGATACTGTAATTAATTATAATCCGTTTATGGCATGGCGTGCAGGATTTAGAGAAGGTGTTAAGATGACACTAGACAACGGATTAAAAGTTCCACCACAAGAAATTGAAAAGCGTATATGGTGGCACAACATACATAGACTAGGAATATGGAGCACAATTGGTAGTCATGTTGAAAATGGACTATTTGCAGTTTATGGTGCAAGACTAGGAACATATCTTACAAATTGTACAGATTGGGACCATATACAAGTAAGAGATTTTGAATCACTACGTGAATTATACAATGAGCAATGTAAACAATATGAAGGTGGTGTTGGATTAGAACAAGAAGTAAAACGTTTAGGAACCGAATTAAAAAACCAACTTGGTTTTAATTATCCATATCTAGATGAATCTATGAGCAAATATGTGTTAAACTTATATGAGCAAACTATTGATCTAGCAAAAACGTATTATAGGACTACAGATGATCTATGATTTATTTTATGTCAGTCAAGGCAAAGCAGAACACTGGCAAGAGTTTAAGTCTAGATTCTCCAATGCCCAACTGATTGAAGATGTTGAATCTCTAGATCAAATAAAGCAAAAGACATTAACTAGAATGTTTTGGGTAGTGTGGGATGATATGAAAGTAAAAGATGATTTTGACTTTGAATATCGTGCTACTGAATGGGACCTAGAATACGTTCATGTATTCAAAAATGGCAATCACTTTAATGGTGTTACCCTTATGCCTAAGAATGCTCCAGCATCTAACAAAGAATTCAAGTTCCGATTCTTTATTAACAAAAAAGAAATAGATATAGTAGCCAGCGATCCTAGGAGTATAGGAAGTAGTTTTGATATTGTGTTTATTTCTTACTATGAACCTTATGCAGATAAAAATTGGCAGCGTTTAAAAAGTAGATTCCCAAGAGCAAAAAGAATTTCAAACGTAAAAGGAATTCATCAAGCACATTTAGAAGCAGCAAAAATTGTTGAAAGTGATATGTTCTGGGTAGTAGATGGCGATGCACACATAGTTGAAGAATTTAATTTTGATTACCAAGACCCGGAAATGTATACTGTGCATGTATGGCGTAGTATTAATCCAGTAAATGATTTAGAGTACGGATACGGTGGCGTTAAATTATTACCAACACAGATGACTTTAGACATGGACATGTCTAAACCAGACATGACTACTAGTATTAGCAATAAATTTAAAGCCGTTAACGAACTTTCTAACATAACAGCATTTAATACAAATGAGTTTGAAGCATGGAAAGGTGCATTTAGAGAATGCTGTAAGTTAGCAAGTAAAACTATAAGAGCACAAAACGAACAGGAAACTAACGAAAGGTTGGCTAGGTGGTGTTCAGAATATGGAAAAGACCGTCCGTTTGGCGATTGTGCTATTCAGGGAGCTCTTGCTGGCAGGAAATACGGTGAGACTAATAGTGCTGACCCAGATGCTCTAAGATTAATAAATGACTTTGATTGGTTAAAGGAGCAGTTTGATGCATGACAAAGATAGGATAGAAAAATTTATACCTATCATGGACGAGATATCGCCTACCTTCTGCTTGGCTAAATGGCATCACACTACTATCTATTTAGGAACAGGAGAAACACATAGTTGTTATCATCCTGCTCCACATAAAATTCCGCTGGAAGGACTAGAAGAAAATCCTAGTCTATTGCATAATACCCCTCAAAAGAAAGCCGAAAGGCAGGCTATGATAAACGGAGAGAAACCTAGCGGTTGTAACTATTGTTGGAATGTTGAATGTATGGGTAAAGATTACATTAGTGATCGTAAAGAACGGAATGCAAGTATACATACACCAAAACGTTTTAATGATATTAAACAAAACCCAATGGCAGATGTTAATCCACAATATGTGGAAGTTAGTTTCGGTAATGAATGTAATTTTAAATGCGGATATTGTCATCCTAAACATTCTAGCAGTTACTATAAAGAAATTGAAAAAGAAGGTCCATACACTATGGTTAAGAATCATAGGAATGATATTGACTGGTTTAAAATACACAAAGACGAAGAAACAAATCCATATGTTAAAGCATGGTGGAAGTGGTGGCCTGAATTGCGTAAGACACTTACAATTTTACGTATTAC